CGTAACAGCTGCAAAACTTGCTACTACTTTAGATTTATCTGCATTTACAATAACTTTACCAACTTCATTTGTAACTACTACTGGAACACAAACACTTACAAATAAAACAATAAGTGGTGCTTCTAACACAATTACAAATATTGCTAACGCTTCATTAACAAATAGTGTGATTACTATTGCTGATGAAAGTTCAACTTCATCTGATATTGCATTAGGAGAAACTTTACAAATTACTGCTGGTGAAGGTGTTGATACATCTATCTCTGGTGGAATTTTAACGATTGCAGGAGAATTAGCAACAACTTCAAATAAAGGTGTTGCGTCATTTAGTTCTGATAACTTTACAGTTACTTCTGGTGCTGTTACAGTTACAAGTATTGATGGTGGATCGTTTTAATTAATTATTAATTTAGGAGATTAATAAGTGTCAACTGTTATAAAATTAAAAAGAAGTACAACGGCCTCTTCCGTTCCTACTACAAGTGATTTAGAGGATGGTGAAGTCGCTGTAAATATAACAGATAAAATTGTTTATATGAGAAGTGGCGCCAGTATTGTTACTGTCGCAAACTTTAATTCAGGTTCAAGTGTTGACTTATCAGCAATAGATCAACATATTTTGCCTGATACAACTGAAACATATGATTTAGGTTCGGCATCTAAAAGATTTCGTTCCTTGTATCTTGCAGGTGATACAATAGACCTTGCAGGTGCAACTATATCATCTGACGGTACTGGTACGATAAGTATATCTGCTAGTGGCGCTACATTACCTCTTAACTCAAACGTTGAGGTAACAGGCGGTGTAACTAAAACTATTGCGTTAGCAGGAGCTGATGGATCACCTGTACAGGCCGTTCCATTCTTTACTAACTCTGGTGGTTTAAGTACACAAAATACAAAATTAGACTTTAAGGCTAATCCTGATAAAGTCGTTGCGTCCTTTATTTTAAGTAATGGAACAACTCTAGGATCTGCTGAAGGAGATACATTATTTTATTTTTAAAGGAGAAATATGGCAGCAAAAATACCTATACGAGCCGTCTATAACGAGAGTGGAACAGCAACTGGATTAGCAGAATACCAATCAGGTGAATTTATTGCTGTTGCTTATGGTGGTACTGGTGGTACTACTTATACAACTAACGCAATTCTTTTAGGTAACTCTACAAGTGCTATACAATCTTCAGCAATTTTAATTTCAGGAACTACTTTATCATCTTCAGATTCAACTCAAATACAAGTTAATGAAGGACTAGAAGTTACAGGTTCTCTTACAGTTGGTGGAACTATTACTGGTACATTCTCTGGTAATATTACAGGTACATCTACCGCTGGTAATATTCAAATAGGTGTTACAGGTAATAATGAAATAGATACTTCATCAGGAAATTTAACTATTGATTCTGCTGGTGGAACAACCACAATAGATGATAACCTTACAGTAACAGGAAATTTAACTGTAAGTGGAACAACTACTACTGTTAATTCAACAACCATAGAAATTACAAATTCATTTACATTTGAAGGTTCAACAGCAGACGCATATGAAACAGTTTTAGGTGTTGTAGACCCTACAGCAGATAGAACAATAAATTTACCTGACGCTTCTGGTACTATTGTTTTAAAAGATACAACGGACACACTTACAAATAAAACTTTAACATCACCAATTATTGGCACAATTGTAAATACAGGTACTTTAACTTTACCAACAAGCACAGACACATTAGTAGGTAGAGCAACTACGGATACATTAACAAATAAAACAATTAGCGGTTCATCTAATACTTTATCTAATATTGCTAATACATCACTTACCAATTCTTCTTTTACATTGGTAGATGATAGTTCTACAACAGCAACTATTTCATTAGGAGAAACATTACAAATTTTAGGTGGAACAAATATTACTTCTACTGTGTCAGGTGATAGTATTACTTTATCACTTTCAAGTGGTATTAACGCAACAAATATTGCTGACGGTTCTATTTCAAATACAGAATTTCAATATTTAAACGGAGTTTCTTCTAATATACAAACACAATTAGATGATAAAGCCGCTAAGTCATTTGCTATCGCACAAGCAGTTGCTCTTGGTTAATCTTATAAATATACCTGAAAAACAAAGGTAAATTATGGCAGAACCATCAACAAGAGAAACATTAAAACAATACGCATTACGAGCATTAGGAAAACCCGTTATAGAAATTAACGTGGATGACGATCAATTAGAAGATCGTTTAGATGAGGCCTTACAATATTTTGCTCAGTATCACTATGATGGTGTAGAGCGTTGTTATCTTAAATATCAAGTTACCAGTGGTGATTTAGCAAGAATAAAATCACCTGGTGGAGATTCTACTATTACTGCAACAAAAGATAGTGTAACCACTACTTACAAAGAAGCAAATAATTATATTGTTGTACCAGAAACCGTTTTGGCTGTAACCAATATCTTTAATTTATCTGATAGAAACAATCTTAATTTATTTGATATTCGTTATCAATTACGATTAAATGATCTATACGATTTTTCTTCTACCTCTATTATTCATTATCAAATGGTAAGAAATCATTTAGATTTTTTAGATCACATATTAGTAGGTGAAAAACCTTTAAGATTTAATCAACATAGTAATCGTTTATACATTGATATGGATTGGACAAATGATATTACTGCAGGAGAATATTTAATTATAGAATGTTGGAGAAAATTAGATCCAGCAACTTATACAGATGTCTATAATGATATGTATTTAAAAAGATATGTAACAGCCTTATTTAAAAGACAATGGGGTGCAAATTTATCAAAATTTAATGGTGTAACAATGATCGGTGGTGTTACTCTTAATGGTGTCGAAATTTATCAACAGGCGTTACAAGATATACAGAAACTTGAAGAAGATATAAGAGGCACATACGAAACACCTGTAACGTATATGATAGGATAATGAAATGCGCTTCTATGAACCAGCAATTTATCTAACAACATACAAAAATAGACGATATGTAGGAAAAACTATAGGTCGTGGTAATGATTATTATGGTTCAGGTAGATTAATACAAAATATAATTAAATCAGGTAGTAAAGATAAATTAAAAGTTAAGTTATTAGAAACAGTTAAAGATGTTTCAAAACTTGATGAAAAAGAAATCTATTGGATTGCAAAATTAAAACCTGAAATGAATATTGCACCAGGTGGTGAAGGTGGTGATAGGTCTATGGCTTTTACTAAAGAAGGTGCAAAATCAAAAAGCATAAAAATGTCTAATATGAAAAGGAGTAAAGAGTGGTGTGATAATATTAGAAAAGCAAAACTAGGTATTAAATTATCTGATTATCAAAGACAAAAGATAAGTGAATCTCACAAAGGAAAAGTTCTTTCCGAGAAACATAAAAAAAGTATATCTAAAGGGTCATCTAATAGAACAGTCGAATATAAAAAAAATATGTCTAAAATAATTAAACTTGCGTGGGCTAAAAGGAAAGGTGAGGTATCATAGTGAGTGTGAATCATTATTTCCAGTCAGGTAACGGAATCGGAGAAGCATCCGAAAGATTACTCTACGAAGATTTAATCATAGAAGGCCTAAAAATCTACGGCCAAGATTGTTACTATTTACCAAGAACATTAGTTAATCAGGATTTAATACTTGGAGAAGATTCACTTTCTAAATTTGATGATTCTTATTTACTTGAAATGTATATTGAAACTACTGATGGTTTTGCAGGTGAACAAGAATTAATCTCTAAATTTGGTTTAGAAATAAGAGATGATACTACGTTTGTAATTGCAAAACGTAGATGGCAAAATCAAGTAGATAACGTTGCAACTTTAATTAAAGACGGAAGACCAAATGAAGGTGATTTAATTTATGTACCTTTATTCAATTCTTTCTTTGAAATACAATTTGTAGAAGATCAGGAGCCATTCTTTCAATTAAGTAATTTACCTGTTTACAAATTACGTGCAACTAAATTCGAATACAGTTCAGAAAAATTAGATACAGGTATTACTGCAATAGATGAAGCGGAAGATAATCTATCTATTGACCAATTAAACTTCCAATTCACTTTAGAAAATGAAACAGGTTCAATCTTACTTGAATCTTCTACTGGAGAAATTAATTATCTTATTAACGAATCATTTAGTATTGCAACTCAAACCAGAGATTATGCCGATAATGCTACTTACGAAACAGACGCAGGTTTTGGTACAACCAGTACGGCCGATGATATACTGGACTTTGAAGAAAAAAATCCCTTTGGCGAAAACTATCCAGATGA